ACTCGTCGGGGAATTTCAGAGCGTGTAGAGCCGCGGCGAGTTCCTTCACGCGAGCGGTGAGAGCAGCACCCGAAGTTTTGCGCGCCTCATCGATTCGCGCGTTTAACAGTTCGCGCTGAAGGAAGGGACGAAGAACGTCGCGGAAGTCTGCGTAATCCGGTTCTCGTTTTAGCTTCTGCTGCATCTGAATGCAGAGGGAGCGAACGACTGCAGCGATGCGACCCTCCGGCGTATCGTCGTAGTGAACCCTTCCGTTCATCTGTTTGGCCCTCAAGAAAAACCTCACTGCATGATGCAAACGACCGGCTTCGGTGGTGGCGCGACGAACGGAGCCTTTAGCGCGACCACCTGCGCGTTGTATTGCACGGTTGAGCTAGAGTTCGACGTCGCCGCGTAGCTGCCAATCGAAACGCCTGCTCGCTCTTCGCTCAGATAGTTGTTGAAGCCAAGACTGCCGACAGACCATCCGCTTCCCTGGCCGGTAATGGTGCCAGTATCGTCATAGACCGCGCCGAAGAGATCACAGCCGGCGGTGAGCGTCGTGAGATTTCCTGAACTCGCCACGCCATTTCCTTGCGCGCTCGCGTGGGAATCAATCGGAGACGCATTGTCGCGACCGGAAAATTCGCAACCCGCCATCGCAGGATAGAAAGCGGTCGAGGGAAACGTTGCGGTGATGGTGATTCCGCTCCCGCCGTTGGTGATCGGAGCGGTCCAGATCTGCGCGCCGAGATACGGCTGGCCGGTGTTGGGGTTTTGCTGGAAGGTTCCGGGGACCTTCGTCCAAGTATTTCCGGCGGAGTCGGCGACGGTGATCGCGTCGGTGAGGTTGTTGTACCACCAGATCACGATGCAGGCGAGATCCCCGACGGTGAACGTCAGGCCACTCAGCGTCGCCGTCGATGTGCTTCCCGTCGTTCGGAAAAATCCGTAGTCTCTGACGAAAGCCATCAGGCCCTCAATCCAGCGACAGTAATCCCGACTTCCGAGAGAGTCGCGTCCGCCGTAGCGGGTCCGTCGATTTCGAGAATGTCTCCGGCCGCGAAAACGGCATCTGAAGCCTGAGTCCAGGTTCCACTCGTCGCGCTCGATGCGAAGTTCACCGTCGCAAACGAGGTCCCATTTTTCTTCAGGGTGAACGTCGTGGATCCGGTCGCCGCAGCGCTCGCCTTAGCCTGCGAAAGAGACGCGCCGGCGGGAAATGTCACAGCTCTCGCGAGCGCGACGCGCATGAGCGTCTGAGCATTCGTTCCGACGCCGGGGGCGAACACTGCGATGTCGAAAGGTTTCGCGCTGAACACGAGCGCAGTCGCACCGGTGTTCACCTCCACGGCTTTTCCGCCAGCGCCAGAAAACGAGCCTGGAACGTCGGTGAGACCGATGAAGGTCGCCGAGCCGCCGCCTCCGCCGATTGCCGTCCACGTCCCCGCGAAGTAAACGTAGACCGTCGAATCTGCGATGTTCGCGACCATCCATCCCGGTTGAGGCTGGTAGAACTCCCAAAGGCCGGATGGCGTCGCCGGGTTGTCCGTCGTCCAGACCGCGATGCTTTTCGCGTTTCCAGCCCACGCGCCGGTGGGACTCGCGCCGACGATGTAGCGATCGCCGTTCACAGGCGAGCCTGGAGGCGCGGTTAGAGTTTTCGATTTCACCGCTCCCTGCAGAAGCACGTCGACGGCGCGCAGAAACTTCCTGAAGTCTACCGGGAAAGAATCGCCCGTGAGCGCGTTGATCATGATGCCGAGATTCGGTCCGTTTGAAACGCTCATTGCCTATCTCTCTTTCCTGTGACGCGCGCGGTCGCATTCCTTGCACTGCCGATGCCCGCGAATCACTCTGGTGTTGCTTTTGGTGAAGCGATGACCTCGAATGCAAAACTCTTTTGCAAAATTATGAAAAGCGAGCGAGCGAGGGGTTACTCTAACGTGTTTACGCCTCGTGAGAGAGTGGAGATGCCTGAGCCAGTTCACGCACGATGGGTTCTCACAGCTATGATGAACGTCATTCTTTCCGGGATCAGCAACGAACAGTTTGAAAGCTACTCGATGCGCGCCGATTTTCCTTCCACCAACCCGAAACTGTCCGTATCCCTTCTTAGAGAGGTGCCCATCCCACGGCCAGCATTGATCCACGTCGCGAAAAGTGACGTGCTTCAGAAATCTTTGCTCATCGGTCAGACCGTAGTGGCTCCTCAATTTTGAATTCCTCCGAAGTACTCTCCGAAACAAAAACCGAACCCAGTGAAAATCACCTGAACCGTCTGCTGTTGAAATGATTCAAACGTCACTAGCCCAACGACGAAAAACTGCTTCAGTTGGACCTTCAGGGGATTGTGACCGCCGCCGAGAGCGAGCCGGTCGTCGCCCGAGATGACGTAGGGAGACGTCACCACTCCGCCGCCGCCGGAGCCGCCCACAACTGTGAGCGTCGCTTGCGTGCCGGAGCCGGTTGGAAAGGTCAGACCGGTCGACTGATCCTGAAGCACGAGCGGGCGCTTCCCGATTTCCTCGTCGCTGTTGCGCGGACTGAACGTGATCGTGAGAGGTCCCACGATGGTGGTGTAGCGCGTTCCATAAGGCGCGCCCTGCATTCTTACGTTCCCCGGCGGATAGGGGTCTTCGCACCGCGAGGGATTTCCCGTCACGAGCGTCAACGCTGTCGCGGAACCGAGTGGCAGAATGCCTGCGCTGTTCTGCGGTAGCAGTTTCGCAATGACGGTTTGTCCGTCGACGAAACCGCCGGCGGAGATCGCCACCGCGCCGACCGAGAAGAAAAAGATTGGAGCGTTCGCGGCGTGATCGACCGGGACGGTGTCCATCAGACCGCGCAGGATTCCCGTGAACGAATAAGAACCATCGGGGTTGAGCGTCTTCGTCTGCCAGCCGATGATCTCGTCGTCGAGGAGCGCGAGATTTACGCCGTTCAAGTTATCTGCAGCCGAGCAGGATTCGAGCAGCACGAGACCGATGCCCGTCGCGCCGTCGACCGTGAACCCAACCGGGTCGTTCGCGACGGTCGCCGCCGGATATGGCGCCGCGAGTTTTCCCCACGGGCAGAATGGCCCGTTGATTCCTGAGTCGGCGTAGCCGGCACCATCATCGCGCCACACCTCGTAGCTGTCTGCTGCGACGCCATCCGCTGGAGAAGCCATCGCCATGACGTTCAGACTGATGCTCTGCCCGTCGATGTTGAGGATGTCCGCGGGGATTTCCATCAGTCGTTCATGCGAGTTCGGGAGAGGCGCGCCGGCGGGATTCACCCAACCAGAGGAAGGCGGAGCGACGAACGCCGTGCTGTTGATCCCGAAGATATCCTCCACGGCGTCCATGTTGATCTTGCCGTCGGTGAGCGAGCCGTAGCTGATGCGCGTGATCCGAAAGACCTGGTTCACGATTCCGAGCGGGACCCACGTCAGCCGGAAAAGTCCGCCTGGACGGAACTTCCACGCCGTGCGGTTCGCGACGATCTTCAGTTTCGAAAGCGGATAGGTCAGCGTTTTCAGGACGCGGATCGCCACGAGCGCCGCGGCCGCTTCCGAGCTGATGCCCTTGAAGTCGATGGTCTGCGGCCGGACTTCTCCCGTCTCCCGAACGTTGGCTGCGTCGTAACCCTTCACCATCCGGTTGTTGAAGTTGTTGGAGCGGGAAGTAAAACGGATCGTGACCTCGTTCGAAGTCTCTCGCCAATTCCCGCGCGAGAAATCCACCACCGCGGCCGAGTCCACCGTGAGGAGTGGGAGCGTCGTCGGATCGTAGCCGCCGCGGGCAAGAGAGATGCTCCATAGACCCGTCTGCGGATCCGAATACAGAACGCCGTCGCAGTGCCGGAGAATTTCGCCGATGAGCTGATCGGCGCTCGCCTGCTGGTCGAACTGCATGGAGATGCCGAGGCCCTCGGTCGAGCAAATCACAGCCGCGGCTTCGAAGCCGGCCGCATCGATGCGAACGGCGGGAATCCCCAAACCATAGCGGAGATCCGTCAGGAGTTCATAGATTGCGAGGACTGGATTCGCATCACCCGAGATGTTCGCGACGCCGGCGCCCTGCGCGAGCGGATCCGGACAGCGCCGAACGATGAACGCCATCGGCTTCAGGTAGTTCGACGTTCCGACATAGAGCTGCTTCAGAGCCGCGTAGCAGAGGCCGGGATAGGCGGGCGCGACGTGCGAGTGCAGCGTCTTGACCGTGAACACGTCGCCATTCGAGAACTGCGTCGAGCCGCGGTTGATCGTGAAATTTATCCGCGAAGAGGAGAACGCCTGGTCAGCCCAACACGCGTGCGAGCCTTCAGCGTTCGCGACGCTGTTCGAAATGGAGCCGGAAATGGAACCGACCACGTCGAAGCGCATGTGCTGGTAGGTCGAGTGCGCCGGATTAGTGTCGATGCCGACCGCGGTGATCGTGATGGTTTCGACGAGCGAGCTCGTGCCAGCGGCGAGAGAAGCGATCGTCCCGTTTCCTACTCCAGAGAACGTGTAGCCGATGCCGCTCTGGTCGGTGACAATTCGGCCCTGCTTCAGACTCAGATAATCGTCCGGCTGCTGCGTGTCGAGGCCTCGATAGAAGTCGATGACGCCGGAGATACCGCCTCCGCCTCCAGGAGCCGTCCCGCCGAAGAGTTTGTCGCCGGTCGTGGTGACCTCGATGAAATTTTCCGAGCCGTTCCCGTTGAGCTGCACGGAAGTG